CGTCCACCTCAATCCGGTCGAACTTCAAATCCTCAAACGAAAACGGGCGGGACTTCCTACACCCTTGGCACTTCCAGCCGAAGCTCGCTTTGTTGGTTTTCTGCCACTCAAGTTCAAACTCGCTGCCGGTGTATCCGCCCTGCGAGACGAGGTAGATTTTCCGGTTCCATCGGTCGTGATGCCGCGCTAGGAACTCCCGCACAAGCCCCGGTTTCCATGTCCAAACCTCATCTCCGTAAAGCCATCGCATCGACTTTTCTTGGAAGTTCGACAGGTTCGCCCCACCCATAATCAGCGGCATGTGAGGGAAAAGGATTTCCAGCTTCCGCGACTTGTGGCGATCTTCGGGCCATAAAGCGGCGAGCATGGCGCAAGATTTAAGAGCGGGCGTCAGTCGGGACTCTGCCCAGAACTTCGCGTCTTCATCGGTCTGCGAGGCGTAGAGGATTTGAAGTTCGACCGGATTGAGGTGGACGGGAAACTCGACGAGCAGGCTAGTGCGGACACGGCGCGGATGCGCTGCGATTGCGGCAGGGAATACGCTGACACCGTGGGCAACCGGCGATTTCTAGCGTCGTCAAACATGGAGAACGGAGCAATGGGTTACATGACGCCGGGATGCGAATCGCCCGTGCGCGGGTATCGCGGATTTCATGTCGATTCGCTCGCGGTTTGGTGGATTCCATGGTCTAACGAGGTGCTTGGATTCTTGGAGGCAACCCGCATGGCCAAGATCGGAGCGATTGAAAAGCTCAGGCAGTGGAGACAGAAACGGCGGGCGCAGTTCTGGTCCGAGGATATGGTTGACACAGCCGCTCCTCTTGCGGTTTCCGGCTACAGTCGGGACGAGGTTTCCGAAGGGCAAGCAATCGACGGCGAGGCTTGCCGGGTCGCGACAATCGACTGCGGCGGGGATCACTTCTGGATGGTCATCCGCGCATGGTGGCAGGGCGGGGAATCGACGCTTTTATGGGAGGGATACGTTCCAGGGCGCGGCGGCGACGAGACCGAGCTGGCGGAAATCGTCGAGAGGTTCAAGGTGGACCCGAACAAAGTCTTCATCGACATCGGCTACGACGAGCCGCGAATCCTCAACTTGATTGTCAGGCGCGGATGGGTAGGCATTAAGGGCGACGGAACGAAGACAGGATGGCAGGCGGAAACTAAAAGCGGGAAGAATATCGAGAATCCATTTTCCAAGATCCAGCGGAAGCCCGCGCCGAGGGGAGGGATCGCCCGATGGGTATGGGTCGCAACGAATCCACTGAAGGACATGCTGGCCCGGTTGTCATCGGGTCAAGGTGCGGAATGGCGCGTCTTCTCCGACGTGTCGAATGCCTACCGGAAGCATTTCAAAGCCGAGCGCATGGAGGAGTTCCAAATCGGGCGCGAGCAACAGGTGAAGCGGGTATGGGTCCAGAAGTCGAGAGCCAATCACCTTTACGACTGTGAGGTTTACCAGACCGGCGCGGCACGGATGTTCCGACTGTTTGAGGGAGGGGATGACTGATTGACATTCGCGACGCAGGCTTGATTCGGAGTGCGTGAGCGCCCGCCTAGCCAGAAGCATATACCAGACGATCTGCGACAACCCGGCAGCAATTGCGTCGGTTAAGGCAGAGGCTGGGGCTCTTGCTCTTTCGTTGGCGACCGATCCCGACGCATCGTTTGAGTTGACAAGTTCGACCGTCAACGGTCAGACCTTCTCCGGTCGCCGCACAATGTCTAACGGCGACCGACTGACGATGCTGCGGTTGATTCTCAAGCAGGTTGACGCAGGGCGACCGATGAACTTGGACACCCGAGGCGTTTTCTAATATGGCAATCCTTGACGAGTTTGGAGTTCCAATGTCCTATTCCAGCCGTTTCGCTCACGGCGCGGATCGTTCGCGGATGCGCGGGCCGCAGTATGCCGTCAACGACACTGACATTGAGAAGCTGATTCCGTCAAACGACCGGAAGACGCTGGTATCCATGTCGAAGCGGTTGGCCGCGAACATGGGCGTTCCAAAGGCGATTGTTGCGCAGAAGGCACAATACTCGGTAGGGGGCGCGTGGATTCCGAGCTACGCTGGGACCGATGCCGCTAACGGAAACGCCGCAGAGGAGTGGCTGAAGAACGTCTGGCTTCCGAACTGCGACGTTCGCGGAGGCATTCACGACTGGCACCAATACCTAAACGACGCCAGCAAGGACATCGACTTTGGGGATCACTTCACGCTGAAGACGATGACCGAGGACGGGACTTTCCCTCTACTTCAGAACATCCCTAGCCACCGAGTCCAAAGCGGACCTGACAATGAGATTGTCAAAGCGGGCCGTTACGCGGGCGCGAGAATTTGCGACGGTATCATCTACAACAAGCAGATGCGGGCCATCGCCTACCGGGTGATGGGCGACGGTTCATCGCGGGACTACCAGGACATTCCCGCCGCGTCAATCGTCCACGTTTACGACTCGGATTTCAGCGACCAAGGTCGTGGATTCCCGACCTTTACCCACGCGGTCGAAGACCTGAAGCATTGCCTCCAGTCCACCGAATATGAGCGCATCCGGCAGCTAATCATCTCGTCCATCGGGCTTGTCGAATACAACGAACACGGCGGGCCGGATCTTGACGACCCCGGCATCGCGCTTGGGACTGCTGCCGAGAATAGCAGCGGCGTTACGTTCCAGAGCTACCAAGGAGGGATGACGCGCTACATGCGGGCGAACTCCGGTGAGAAGCTGGAGGTGATCAAGCACGATAATCCCGGCGACGTTTGGGAATCTTTTCAGGACCGATTGAATCGCGCTTCGGTCGTCGGTTCCGGCTGGAGCTACGGAATGGTTTGGAAATCGGCAGGACAGGGGACGGCGGAACGAGCCGACATCCTCCGCGCCCGCCGCGCCATCGTCGAACGGCAGCGATTGCTCGCATTCCTCGCCCGCCAGGTCACGTCCTACGCTGTCGCATTCGCGCAGGACCGCGCAAAGATCACCCGCGCTAACGGATCACAAGTCTTCCTTTCCAATCCGACACGCTGGAGCTTTTCCCGCCCGCCTCGCCTAACGGTTGACGACGGACGCGAGGACAAAGCCTTGATCGAAGGATGGAGGGCAGGGACTCGAAACCTCACCGAAGTCATCGAGGCTAACGGTCGTGACATTGAAGAATTTACCCGCGAACGGGCGAACGAGATCGTTCTGCGTAAGCTGATTGCCGCCGAGATTGGCGGGGCCGCTGGCGTGGAAATCGAAGACCGCGAGATGGCGATGCTCACGCCGAACGAAATGGGCGAAGCGCCCGAAAAGGAAGAACCTCAAACCATCGAAGAAGATGAACTTGATCCAGATTGAAAACCGCACCGGCAAGGTGAAGCTGAACGACGCGGTTACGCCGTGGAGTTCTGACGACTTGATTGGTGATATCGAGAAGCTATACGGCGCGAAAGCCGTGGCGGAAAACCTCAAGATTGGGGAGTTCACGGCTAAGGCTGACGACGCATTGGAAACGCTGGAAATCGAGATCAACAGCCCAGGCGGCAGCGTTCTCGACGGATACAGGGTCTATCACTCCCTAATGGGAATGCGGGAACGTGGCGTCAAAGTGATTGCCACCGGCAACGGAATCGTGGCTTCCATGGCGTCCGTGATCTTCATGGCCGCAGACGAGCGGCGAATCACGCAAGGCTCGCGCATTATGATCCACGAAGCGCAGCAGGTTGTCGCGGGAGACTCTGGCGACCACGCCCGCGCAGCGAAGATCCTCGACGAAATGAGCGACGAAATCGCGGGCATTTACGCTGGCGTTACCGGAGCTGAGAAGGAAGAGATGCGCGACCTGATGAAGAAAGAGACTTGGATGGGCGCAACCGAAGCAGTCGAACGAAAGTTTGCCGACAAGATCATCGGCAAATCTCCGGTTGACATTGGCGGCACAAGCAAGAAATCCGAATCAAATAACCGTATGAGCATTCTCGACCGACTCCTGCCGAATGGCGAACTTACCGCAAAGCTGGAAGCCGCAAACGGCGAACTTGTCAACGCGGCAAACGAAATCCAGACGCTTACCAACAAGCTGAAGGAAGCCGACGCGATACTTGCCGAAGCCGCTGACGAACTACGCGAGTTTAAAGCCAAGGCCGAAACTGCCGAGGCTCAAGCCAAGATCGACAAGGAAGCCTGCGAGGCCGCTGAGGCTCTCGCCAAGCCAGAAGCTATCGAAGCGAAGGCGCTGGAGCTTGTCGCATCCGCCGAAGCACCGGAATCCATCGCCAACGCGATTTCCGCCAAAGCTGCCGAGATGATCGCCAGTGCCGGTCACGCGCCGGTCGAAGTGACCAATTCCGGTGACGATGACAAGACCATGCCACGCATAGCATTCTCCAATCTTTCCCCCGCCGCCAGGTCCGCTTTCGCAAAACGCGGCGGGAAACTCACCGACTAACCAATTCTAATCATCTACTACTATGGCTAACACGCTCACCAATCTAATCCCTCTCGCCTACGAGGCGCTGGACATCGTTTCTCGCGAAGTCACCGGACTTATCGGCGCTGTCAACCTTGACGCCGCTGCTGAGACTATCGCTAAGGACCAGACGGTTTACAGTCCCGTCGCGCCCGCCAACACGACCGGGAACATCACCCCGGCGATGACCGTTACCGCAGCGTCTGACCAGACCATCGGGACCAAGTCTCTTACTATCGACTCTTACAAGTCTTCCGGTTTCAACTGGACTGGCGAAGAAGAGTTTGGTTTGGCTTCAGGAGGCCGATTCGAGAACATCATGCGCGATCAGATGGCGCAATGCTTCCGCGTCCACGTCAACGAAATCGAGGCCGCGCTTGCCGTCGCCGCGAAAAACGGAGCATCCCGCGCTGTCGGGGCCACCGCTGGCACTGCCCCGGTGCTTGCGGACTTCGCGGGCGCTCAAAAGATTCTGACCGACAACGGCGCTCCGATTACCGGGCGGTCGGTAGTTATCGACACCACCGCAGGCGTCTCCTTGCGCGGAACGTCAAACCTCTACAAGGTTAACGAATCGGGCGACAGCTCACTGCTCCGACAGGGAGTGCTTGGGAGCCTCTACGGCTTCGACATTCGTGAGTCCGCCGGTATCGTCCCCGTTACCAAGGGAGCCATGACCGGAGCATTGATCAACAACGGCAACATCGCCGTTGGCTCGACCGTTATCACATTCGACACTGGCACGGTAAATACCACCGGTATCGTGGCGGGCGACATCATCACCATCGGTTCCGGCACTCACAAATACGTTGTGACCACCGGCAGCACCTCGACATCTGGGACCATCACCATTGCCGCTCCGGGTCTCCGCGAGGCAATCGTGGACGGCAACGCGATCACCGTGTTTGGAACATCCACCCGCAACATCGCACTGAGCCGCAATGCTATCACGCTGGCTACGCGCCTGCCGAAGTTCCAGGCCGGCGACCAAGCCGCCGACCGTTACGTCATGACCGATCCAAACACCGGCATCTCATTTGAGATCACGATGTGGCCCGGTCAGCGCATGGTGAAATACGAGGTTGCGATTGCCTACGGCATGTCCGTAATCAAGCCGGAACATCTCGCAGTCATCATTGGCTAATCTCTCTGGGTTGTTCGCATCCGAAAGGCCGGGGGTTATCCTCCGGCCTTTTGTTGTTTTGACATTGGCGCGGCGGGCTTTGTAACAGGGGCGTGAGCCTACTGACCGACTTTGCCGCGAGCATGTTCACGCGGGCGCGAACCGTCATTGGTGGGGAGTCGCTTGTCATCGGCGGCGGAACGAGCGTGTCGGCGGTTCTCGCGGAGTCTGAGCAGTCCCGCGAGTTTGAAGACGGTGGGTTTGACCGCTCGCAGTCGCTTGACGCGGTGGTTGCCATTGCCGACTGGTCCGCTGCCTACGCATCCGCCGATTCCACTTACCTTGGCAAGACCGCCACGGCTCGTGGTCTAACCTGGCGCGTGGATTCAATCCGCCACGGGCAGTCATTCGTGACCGTGCGGCTGTCGTCACCAAGAAAGGGAAAGTGACATGATCGAGGCGAAATTCGACATGCCGAAGCTTATCAAGTCGCTTGAGGCGGCATCGAAGAACTTCGGAGAAACCAACAAGAACGCGGTGGCGCGGTGGGGCGTTCAAACTTGCCGCGCCTTGGCGGTTTCAACGCAGGCATTTGGAAAAACAGGAACCCGCAAGAAGCAACGGTTCGCCATTGAAGCGGATGCCCGCCGCGTCATTTACCCCGTCGATTCCATCAAGCCTAGCAAGACCGGCAAAAGCGTTCGCGCAAGCCATGAAGGAAAGAACTTCAACTGGCCGAACGACCGCGTCCTACGGAGCGAGACCGAGGTAAACGACTGGATCGACCGTCACCGTGAGAAAGGAAAGCACCGCACAGCGAAGCTGCCATTTCCAGAGCTGGCGATTTGCACCATGACGACATTCCGCAAGGCCGTGAAGATCCGCGATGCTAAGAGCGGGATGGCGAAAGGCGCATGGCTAGGCGCAGGCGCGGAGATTGCGCTGAAGCAGACCGGCATGGACCGCATCAACATAGGCAAGAACTTCCTGAGCTACGCGCAAAAGCATTCCAGCAAAGGCGACGCCAGCGTCACGAATGACCTTTTCCGCCCAATCGGGAAGCTCATCAACAAGGCCCGCCATTCCGGCAGCAACTACGTCCTGACGGACGGCGCGAAGGCAAAGGCAGTCGGATTCGGACTTCAACAGACGATCCGCTGGTATCGCTCCGCAGCTAGAAAGGCACTCGACAAATGACAACCGACCTCGCGCTAAAAGCTCTCAAATTCTGGATCGAGTTTAACTATGCTGCCCGCCCCGCGCTGGACGGCATCCCGATCCATTTGCGGGACACCGAGGACGAGCAACTAGGCCTTTGCATCGTCTTGAAAGAGACGGGAGCTGAAGAGCATCCGGTCCTGCGCGGCGTCCTGATTATGGGCATCGAGGCGTGGCTAGTTTCCGTTCCCGGTGACGACGATGACACGGCGACCCCTGCGGCGGATCATCAAGACCTAGTGGCCGATCTCTACCACGTCCTAGCCGACACATACGGCATCGAAGTCTGCTCAACCTACCCCGGTTTCAAATGCTTTGACATTCGCGGCACAGCGCCGATTTCCGAGCAAGAAAACGGATTGCGAATCACCCGGTTTGAAATGCGGGTTGTCGGCTGTCCAGTCTAACCATCACATACCATGTCCGCTACAGTTTACGCATCCGCCCGCTACGGGATCACAGACGACGACTCCGCGACTGGCTTGCACCTAGCGAGCTGGACGACCAACAGCGAGGTTGACGAGGCCACCGCTTTAAACCACGGAGGCAGCGTCATCGGGGTCAGCTACTACAATGACCGGGCAACCGTCGAATGCTCTGGCGTCGTGGCGGTCAAGGCGACCGGCATGGCGCTGAACCTCGCGTCCGTGCTAACTCTTGCGAACACCACGGCGGATTCCCTCAACACGAACACCGCGAACTTGTTCACAACCGCCGTGGCTAACGTGGGACTACTCGTCAAGAGCGCGAGCCTGACCCGAACGAATACCGGATTTGAAGAAGGCAGTATTTCCTGCGCGTTCTACCCGCTGATCGCCACTAACTCCCCTTCGACCATCGCGGACTAATCTCCACCAACAAGAAACATGACACGACAGGAAGCGGCAGGGACATCCGGCCACGGCACAGGGGACATTTTACTAGCCGCCGCACTGATGGCGGTCGGCATCCCGCTGGACCCAATCGGCAAGTGCGCCGTCATCCACAAAGACGACGGCAAAAGCTACGGGCGCTTTTTCCTGCTGCCGGTTTCGGCCTGTGGGAAATTCGAGACTCTGAAGTTGATGGGCGAATGGAGCGTCAAGGGAACGCTTCCGGCGAACCATCCGTTTGTCTGGATATTGGACTTCATCACCGCCCGCCCGCATGGATGCTCGACGGTTTCGGACTGGCTTAACTTCGCGCACGTTTACGCGGGCCAATCAGGACTCCCGAAAGCCGGTCTCCCTGCAAACGTGCGGAACATCCCGGATTTCGTCGCTCGCAATTCCGAGTCGCTGGCTGGCCATCTCTTCGCATTCGTCCATTGCAGGGGCGTAGCGCAGGAAGAGTTCCGCCACGCCAAGAACCAAGTGATGATGACGAACCAGACCGGGGGAGCGACGATCATTGACGCATCGCTGCCAATCGCCACGCGAAACAACCTCCTTGCCCGTCTTGAAGGATGACACGCGCCGAAATACTCTCGCACGCTTTGTTCGATTCCGGCGGGGAAATCGACGGGATCAAGTTTGGCCCGCTTTCGCAGGCTTGCATTATGATTCTTGGATCCAGGAAGAATCATTTCTTCGCTGAGTCCAATCGCAATCAATCGCAAAGCGACGCCGTTTTTGAAATCTTCTTTGTTCTAACGCGAACCAAGGAACAACGAACCGCGCTCATCCGTGATTCTATCGAAGAATGGGATACGAAGGTAATGGAGTTTGCTGCAGGGCTGGAAGACACCACTATCACACGGTTTGTCGACGAGTATTTCACGCCAGCATGGAACGCTCTGATCCTCTCTCGGGTGGAAAGCGAGCAGCCGGGAAAGTCACAGCCGAGCCGCCCGACTTCGTATTCTTCGCGCAAGGAGCAAAGCGAGTCGGGCTTTACGACTTCGCCAAAAGCGTCGGAGTCGAAGACCCGCTCTGGGAACTCTCCGCGTGCTGCGTCATGCAATTCTTTCACGCCGAAGCAATCCGCAAAGGAGCGAGACTCCGGTGGGTCAACTGGCCACCCGCGTCGCAAGAAATCATCAGCCGCTTTGAAGAACTCGCGAACCGAGAAGTAATGCTTGAGGGACTATAACAATGGCAATCGGAACAACAGTCAAAGTCGGATGGGATGCCAGCGCGGTGAAGTCAGGCATGGGTTCATTGCGCGGTATTTTCGGAGGTGCTATGCGAGGTTTTCGGCAGGCCGGAATAGGGGCAGCACGGCAAGCTGGCGTAAACATCATGGAAATGATCGGCAACGCGCTAATGGCAGGCCCGAAGCTCGCTGAATACGCCGGGGACATGGTGGACTTCGCGGCCCGAACTCGCGTCTCTGTTGCTGATCTCGTCGTGCTGGAAGAGGCGCTATCACTCGCGGGGGCAAAGGGAGCAGATACTTCTCGAATGCTTCAGATGCTTGCTGATAATCTTTATGAGGCAACGCAGAATGTCGGGCCTGCCCGCGACGCTTTGAACAAGCTTGGATTTTCCGGCGCGGAGTTCGTCAAGTTGCCAATCGACAAGGCTTTCGAGAAGATCGGGCGAAAGGTCGGAACTTTGCCAGACGATTTCGAGGGACTGGAAGGAATTATGTCCGACCTTTTCGGGGCGAAGGGAGGATTGAGGATGATTTCATTCTTTCGCGACTTTGACGGCGGGATGGAGCAGGCACGAAAAAACGCCGAACCGTTTGCCAAGGATATTGGAGAAAATGCCGTTGCTCTAGACGAGCTTTCCGAAAAAGCATCCGCTTGGAAATACGCATGGAAGTCTTTTGTTCTGCAAGGGATGAAGACAATGCCCGCCATTCTCGATGCAGGATTCGCGGACATTGGAATTTTTGATACATCGAAGCATCAGCAGTTTTGGAAAGGCATCGGAGACGCATTTGTTTCTGGAGTCAAGGCAATCAAAAACGGAGAACTTCCAGCATTATTTTCAGACCTGTTTCTTGCCGCGGGCAAGCAGATGGGCGAAGGATTTAAAGCGGCACTCGGCTTTTCATCTTCCGGTGAAAAAGGTGGCGGCGGGATGGGGGGTATACTAAAGGGCGCGTTCAAAGGAATGTTTGGCGGAGGCGATCCAACATCATCAACAGGAGGAGGCAGCTTTGATAAGTTGGTTGAACAAGGCATGGAGCAAACCGGACTGCTTCGTCAAATCGCAACTAAGAAAGGCGGCTGGCAATGAGTGCGCAAATCCGAGGTTTAACGGTCACGTCTCTGGTTCCGGGGCCGACGCTATCGCTTACGCGGGACGCTGAAGGAAAGACCACGGCAACGCGGGATTTCAGCACGGTCAAGGACGCGCTAGCGCAACCGTCGATCCAAGCGAAGCTAGCGAAGGGAACACCGATCACCACACTATGCTCTGACATCCCGATTGATTTCCAGCATCTGCAAGTTGACTCGTTCGACAGTCGCGACGCTCCTGGCGGGATCACGACCATCACTGTGTCGTTCGCGGGATATTCCAGCGACGGCGAGTTTGGGTTTGACCGTGAGATCACATACAGCATCCGAGGGACTACATTCCGCCGTCCAATTCTTGAGCATCCGGTGTTTATTTCAGACATGGAGGATGCAAACATTGCCATTCGGCGCGGCCTTGTCGCGATACTAACAGGCGATGCCTACGCTCCTGTTACGGCCACCGCAGTAGGGAACTATTCAATCCTTAGAATCTCCCCAATCGAAGAAATAATCGGAACGGGTGGATGGATTTCTAACGCCGCGAATGACGCGTGGTGGGACATCATCGTAAAGAAGGGACTCAAAGAATACGACGCGGCATCGCTTGAATGGACACGATCAACCGCTAACGCCGCCGGTTTGACTAATGCCGATATTGCCAATCTTGCGAAATCAGACGTGCCACCTGGAGACCCGCCGGAACCAGAGGAAGAAGGATGGTGGCAGATGATCGACCTTTCGGACGAACGCACAAGCAACGCGTCATCGAATTCGATCACCTGGCGATTCGTTTACGGCGAGAAGATTGCAAAGCTGCACGATTACGAGGCTTAAAATATGGCACGCACTCCTATCATCCGCAGTCCGATGAGGCCAGCCCGCAAGGGCGAGACTCCAACCGTAGAATGGGCGCAATGGGTTGAAAAGTCGCTGCGCCGTCTGATCGACGAGGCGCCGTTTACTCAGCGCCCAATTACCGGGGGATCTGATTTGCATCCATGGAGGATTTTTGCCGCCAAGAATGGATCGTCTTGCCGTGTTCACGTATGGCGTGGAGCTTGCACGGCCCACCTTTGGGCATGGAATGACACCGACGTTTACGGGGAAACATTGGAAATAACGACAGGGATCGGTGCTGGATCAATGATTAGCGAGTCAGTCCCGATTGGCAACGTGTCGGCGGGATACCTCACACTGTCGGCATCCACCACATACGGAATTTGGTTGATGGTCGGAGCGTATAACAACTTTCCAGCCGCCAGCGTTTTTAATCCGATTTCTGGACTTTTCCCAGATAGCCTGACGGTGCATTTTCAGACATTCACTTTCGGAACAGCGGCAATCCACGCAAACTCCACCAATACAGACCCTGACGATTCGTTAGCCATGAGCGGGGTTTCAACCGTGGAGACGAAAAACCTCGCAATCTACCTCGGCAAGGTCGTCGTGGATGCGGACGGAAACGGAGTGGTGACGCAATACCGCAAATCGGACGCTGACGTTCATGCGCCACTCCTGACCGCTCCAGTTGTAGTTTCGACCGACACTTCTGGCGGGGCCAACACCATCGGAACAGGATCAGACGGAGGTGCCTACCTGCCTTAATCTGCCAATCGGGAATCCAACCTTGCAACAGCAACAAATTTACAATAGGAAAAAGCCATGGGAACACTTTCTAGCCTCAGAGCTATTTACGGGCTGACATCCGCAGGGACTGCGACTAAATCGAATGTTGTTGGAACATCCTCCATAGGAGTATCGTCCACGTCGTTAGCTCTGACAACCGCGACCAAAGCCTATTGCATCTCCGCTACCCTGGCGACTGCCGCCGACACGCTGACGATCAATACGGCGACCGGAGTTGCGACCATCGGGACAACGCCTGTTTCGCAGGTTGAAACGGCGACGGTTGTGGCCGCTGCTGGCGCTACGTCCAACGGCAACCTTGCGGTCACTGTAACAGCGGCAGGCGTTACCGGATCTCCGCTTGCATTCTCGGTCGCGCTCACCACCGCAACCCACACCACGGCAACGCTCATCGCCACAGCGATCAAGGCGGAGTTTAATGCCAGTGCCGCGCTGACTGCTTTTTACACCGTTGGAGGATCAGGAGCGGCGATTACTCTGACCAGGACGGTGGCAGCGAACAACGACACGACGCTCAACGTGGCCATTACGGCAGGTCTTGGAGTTGACGCAATCGTTAGCTCGACGAACACCACTGCGGGAGTTGGAGGAGTGGTCCTGACTAACAACACTGGCGACGGAAAAGACTTTGAAGGGGTGTCACTCGGGACGATGACTGCCATCTCTGCCGTCCTGTTAAAATGCACGGCTGGCAGCTTGTCCTACGACGACGGGAACACAGAGTGTCTGGATCTTGGGACAGGTGAGTTTCTTGCATTCGGTAGCGCGTCATCCATCGTTCCAGCCGGGACGATTACCATCGTAGGGGCCGCAACATCAACCGCTTTTGAAATCGTGATCGCCGCGCTATGAGTTGCTCAACAATCCAGCTTCCGGCGACCCGCAAGGGCGATACCTGGGACGGAATGACCGTTGCCTTGTCTTCGGACGGCACGACGTTTGCGGACACGCTGACAGCGGTCCACATGAGCTTCTGGCTCGCCTCCGCTACAACCGCCGCCCTTGACCTCAAAAGCGCGGATTCTGAGATCACGATCACCAGCGCGGCGAACTGGGAGTTCTCGGTTCTCGCCGTTTCTCCGATGACCTTGGCCGCCGGTCAATACTCATGGCAGATCCAGACGACCGACAGCGGCGGGTTGATCAAAACCTACCTTTCCGGGACCATCGAAATCACCAGCGACCAGACCGTTTAACATGGCAGTGAACATAACAGCACTGATCAACACACAGCCGAGGGGGCCAAGGGGAGAAACCGGGCCTGCATCCACGTTGCCATATATCCTAGTTTCAGGGACTGGGATCGACTACACGGGCGCGACCGATTCTAGCACGGCGGTGGCAGCCCTCATCGCCGCAGGCATCGCCGCAGGCGTCTACCGCTTCGAGATGCTTTTCGGCACCCTCAAGCTCAACATCGTCTTGCCGATCCACGTCATTCTCCGCGGTTGCGGCGGCAACGACCTGCAAGGAGCAGCACCTTTGACCCAGCTAACCACCCGGCTGATTCCAAACTCCGACGCCTCGCCGGTAATTTCCATCACCGAGCTGCGCGGCCAGGAGTGCTGGCATTTCGACATTGAAGGCAACGGCGATGGCGTTTCCCTCGCTGGCATCCGCATCCAAAACGGCGGCAGCACCTACCCCGGCATGGGATTCCATGGCCACAAGCTTCGCATCAGCGAGTTCACCGATGGATTCCGCGCGGCCTCTCCGAACGGGATCACCCTCGTCGGTTGTTCCTCCAACAACTGTTCTTACGGCTACAAGGGCATCGGGTTGACTGATACGTGGCAACTCATCAACTGCCACGGGAATTACAATTCCGTCGCGCAAGTTTCTGTAGAATCTCCGCGTGGCGTTGTCGTCCAAGGCGGGGACTGGGGAAATTGCGCATGTCCCGTTCTGATTGCGAGCGGCGGCGGAGTCGTTTCATGGAGAGATACGAATGTTGAGTCAGTTTCCCACACGCACCTTTTTCAAACTAGTAACACCGACCTCAATTTTGACGGAAATCGGTTTGCTGCCATGACCGGCTACGAAGACGCGGCCATCGTGCGGCAAACGACATCCGCGCCGAAAGTCGCCATTCGAGGCAATCGTTACGATGGATTCGATAATTTCGGAACGCTTGGCCGCATTCTCCTTTGGGAATCCAACGACACGGACAGCCCTGCACCAGTGGTTCAAGGGACCAGTGGGGCGCTCCGTATTACCAACGCCGGGTTTTCCTCAACAACGCGCGCATGGCGCTCCGATTTTGTAAACGCAATCGGCTACCGCACGTCCAACCAGACAGGCATGACGACAGGGGCCACCACCGTCATTACCTTTGCGGCAGAGGGCAACGATATCAGCGAATCATTCAACCCGGCAACCGGGATTTTCACCGCGCCAGTAACCGGCGTTTACGCGCTTTCATGCGCGGTGATTCTAAACGCCGCAAACACCGGATACACCCGGATTTTCGAGCGGGTGGACGGCGCTGATTCCGCGATCATCGCCAACGCGTATAATCATCCGCAATATGCCGGGCTGAGCGGGGCGATCACCCGGTATCTCACCGCTGGGCAGACTTGGAGCGTCGGAATCAACCACGACAAGGGAAGCGATATGTCACTTTACGCTACCGGCACTGGCAGCGAATGCCACATGACCATTACAAAAATCTCAGACTGACCATGAAAACCACCCTCGCCATCATCACTCTCGCCCTCGCCTCCTGCGGACCTGCCCCGGAGTCGTGGCGTGCCGGACCCAACCCGCTCAACTCTCCGGACATCGACGACACCCCGCCCGAGTCTATGGGGCGTTTCGGTCCACACTTCGAACACTACCGTTGACCAAACATGGCCGAAACGATTACAGCAAGGATAACTGTTAGCGGCGGGGACACGATCACCGCGACGCTGAACACGGCTGCTCGCGGTCCTGCTGGCGACTCTGGAGGAGGAGGCGTGACCGATGGAGACAAAGGCAGCATCACCGTGTCCGTGAGCGGCACGGTTTGGACTATCGACGAGGGAGCGGTCACGAACGCGATGCTCGCCGGTTCCATCGCGCTTTCAAAACTTGCGACCGATCCGCTGTCCCGCACTAACCACACTGGGACGCAGGCGCACACGACGATCACCGGTCTCGGGACGTTGGCGACTCAGAGCGGCACTTTTTCAGGCACACATTCAGGGACCAGCAGCGGCACGAACACCGGCGACCAGAGCCTGGCCGCGCTGGCCTTCGGGGCGTCAAATCCAAACATCCCGACAGGATTGGACGTGACCGGGATCACCACGCCGGTCAGCAGCGATCCGCTGTTGCTTTCTCAGGTTGCCGACTACGGAGGCAAGGCATCGTGGCAAGATGCGAACTTCACGATGCGCTACCAATCTGGCGATTGGTGGCTGTTCTGGACTGCCGACAACACCGTGTATCGAGCCACGGTGACATCCGCCGCCGACGAGCCGTCAGGGCTTGGATTTTCAGTTTTCTTTGGTGCTGGAACGCCCGCAGTCGCGGGGCATGACGACCAGGACGGAGACTACATCGGGCAGATTTCCGACTCGACGAGCGGATGGTGGGTTTGGAACGGCACAGCTTGGGAGGCGATCAGCCCGACGCTGGCGAACCTGACCGGCCTCGGGACCGGGGTCGCGGCTGCGTTGGCCATCGCGCCCGATACCTCCGGCGGATTCGCGACGTTCCCCGTATCCGGTGGCGGCGCGGTGGACGTTCAAGTTTTCACGTCATCGGGAACATGGACCAAACCGGCGAACGCAAAATACGTGGAGTTTCTGCTGATCGGCGGGGGTGGTGGCGGTGCCTCTGGACGTTGCAGAACCGACGCAACTGATAGATCCGGCGGGGGCGGTGGCGGCCCGGCTGGCTGGGTCGTGGTTCGCGTGCCAGCGGCGATGTTGTCGGCGACTGAATCCGTCACGGTCGGAGCGGGGGGAGCGGGCGGGACGGGAGTAGCACCCAACACCAACGGAAACAATGGAAGCGCAGGCGGAGACAGTAGTTTTGACATTTGGACCGCATCCGGTGGACCAGGAGGCACTGGCGGAGCATCATCGACGGCGGCCGGAGGGGCGGGAGCAATCGGAACCGTGTTGCATTATGGGGTTATAGCAAACCGTGGCAACGGCGGGGCCGCCAGCGGCACCGCTGCTGGGTCAGCCCCAACCTCCACAACGGGATTTACCTCCTCGGGCGGGGGCGGTGGTGGGGGCGTCAGCGCGGCTGGAACTCACTACGCAGGAGGAGCGGGAGGGGCTGGAACGGCAGTCGTGCTGTCGAACGTCGGCGGCACGTCGGGCGCGGCGAATGGTGCGGGCACCGGCGCGTCGGGCGGGACTGGCAACTCATACGGCTACCTATCTACGGGCGGTGGCGGTGGCGGTGCGGGGCAAACCGGAGGTGCTGGCGGTAATGGCGCTGCCTATGGCAGCGGCGGGGGCGGCGGGGGCGCGGGGAGCTTAACGATCAGTGGCGCAGGGGGCGGCGGGGCAAACGGAATCATCGTAATAGTCACATACTGTCAGGCATGAGATACGCGCTAATCAGCTACGGCATCGTCCAAAAAGTCCTCGTCTGGGATGGAATGGCTCCCTACCCGCTCGCGGACGGAGAATCGCTCGTCCCGTGGGAGGATGCCAAGGATTTACCACGCGTCCCTCCACCTACTCCAACGGCGGAAGAAGTCGCAGAAGAGTCAGAGGTCACGGCCATCCGCGCCACGCTCGCCGCCCTGAAAAACGGCACCGGAACCGCCGCCGAACGTCTCGCAAGGATCGAGCGCGTGGTGTTCCGGTTGGTCAAATCCTTGTAGTCTGCCAACCTATCAAAAATCTCCCCCTATGACTCCAGCTCAATCATTCGCCCGACTCGCGCTCTACGTCGCCGCTGCCGTTTTGACGGTTGTTGTAAGCGATTTCGACGAGATGGAATCCGCCACTCAACATGAGTGGATGGGTCTGTTGTTCAAGTCCGCGCTTGCTGGCGTTGTTGCCGGTCGCGCCTACATCGACAAGTCACCCGCTGAAGTCGATCACCACCAACCGCAGAAACCCTAATTGAGATGTGGAGGCCGAAAATGCTGCGAAGATATTGTCCGGTATTGCAGCGGTTATTGCCGCTATTGCGGGGGCGTGGAAAACCATTCCGGTCATCCGTCGCAGGAGGGCGAAACGAACCATCGTTACTGACCTTGCGAGGTTGCACCAGGTCTATACTGCGATGGAAAGGATGCAAGATGCAGGGGCGTCCCGCGTCTGTATTTTTGCAGGACACAACCATGGAGGAAGGCCGTCTCCTGCAAGAGATTTTTCGGTCTCCGTGCTACATTGGGTCTTGCCTGATGGTGCGGTTGACAAGATTGGCGACTACAAGGAACTCGTCGTCGATGCGGAATACATTCGGATGCTCGTCGAGGTTGGTCGGCAGGGCTTTTTTCATTTTGATCCCGACCAGCAGCCATCTTGCCAACTCAAAGCTTACTACGAATCTGAGGGAGTTGTTGATAGCTACGTGCTGTTTCTGGCTGTTGTCGACTGCTCATTTATCTACCTCAGTGCCTGCCGATATGATGGGAAATTCACCCCACATCAAGTGATCGAGTTGAAACTTTTAGCCAACCTAATCGCGCATCAGTTGAAATGATTTCCGAGCGTCCAGCGTTTGTCGAAAACGAGCATTTCCGCATCAACCGGAAGGCTGGGAAGAAGTGGCGATACACGACACTCAAGACGACAAGGATCAAGCTCGACGTGATGCTGGACGAGACGATTAGCTTTCGCGACCGGAACGGTATCGAGTGGATGCGGATTTCCCCGACGATCTGCGGGAAGGCTGGATTGAGCATTAAGGAAGGATACTCATGGGACGGCGCGACGATGGTCCCAGACGCCTGCCAGCACCTTCCATCAATGACGCACGACGCCCTTTGCCAATGGCGGCACACGGAGCATTTCCCATTCTCGAAACGCGAAATCGACGACGCTTTCCTCGACCTGATGAAACTTGCCAAGTTCCCGCTTGCTCTAGTCTACTGGCGCGGCGTCCGAATGTTTGGATGGGCGTTCAAAAGCGAAAATGGAGAGTGGTCGAAGGTTCTGACAACGACTAACCTATGAAACGAATCTTTGCCGCAGTCATCCTCATCGCTTGCTGGCTGTTTGTAATGCTAACATGAAAGCTTTCATCATCATGCTTCTCTGGATTCTGGTCATCGGCTGGGCGGCAATCGCGTTTTGCTCATGCTCGCTAGAGCTAGGCGCGGACGGCTCGAAATCGTTCGCCATCGACGGCGAATCCGCAGCCCGCGCAATCCTAATCTTTGCTGAGAAATAGCCATGCCTGCACGCCCCAAAAAAGCCGCACAGATCACCCGCGAGAAGTGCCTAGAAATCGCCACCGAGGAATGGGCGCGTTATGGCCCAGGCGGGCCGTTGCCGTCTCACTTCATCCTCGATATTCGCCCCTACTGGTCGCTGACGATAGGCAAGCCAGGGAATGACATCAACCACTACGACGACCTTTCCGTTTTCGTCACTCCTAACCGAATAAACACGCAGGCATCCAACCTTGACCCAACCCGCTACGGATGGAACGCGGGCGCAGGAAAGCCGATGGCGTCGCTCAACTCTGGTTGCTGGCCATTCCGGCGAGGGCCACACAAGGGTCGGATGCCAGCACTGCGGCAGCTCACTCCCGAGGAAGCCCGAAAGGCAAAGGTTCCGAATGACGGACGGTTCAGCGTCACTCGGACCTATGCCGCTGGCGACCCGCGCAACTACGTCGAGAGCGGCTATTTCGCCATCAACAGGCATTCCGGCAGCTGGAACGGGACCAGCTCAGAAGGCTGCTTAACGATCCCTCCTGACGATTCCGACGAATGGCTAGGAGACGTTTGCGACACGACCAAGAAAGCGGGCATCGATGTAATTTGGTCAATCCTAGTTGACGGTCCAATCGCCTAGCCGGGGCCGGGGATCGAACCCGGATCTTGGGATACAAACGCTTTTGGCGCGTCACCCTGTGCTGCCATTGCACCACCCCGCGTTGGAGCCGGTTACAGGTCCGGCGACGGCTTTGTGGCCCCGTCTGTCAAACGCCTCCGCTTTGGAGCGGTAATTTCCGCGAAGCTCCCCGAGGGGCAGAACGCGAAAGCTGGTTGCGGGCCTACCCGCTGAAAGATTGCAGGGGCGGGAATCGAACCCTCGACCTAGAGCTTATGAGACTCCCGCGCTGCCACTGCGCCACCCTACGTTTCGCCCCGACTCAAGCACGGCGGGCGGCGGGTGGCAAGCGGGAAGTCAGGATTGATTGCTAGGCAACTGCAAAACCAATACCTGTCCAAAGCCCCCCTACCCCCCAAGCAAGCCTGATGCGTCGGCGTTGCTTAGTTGGATAGGGAGTGAGCCTCGCCGCCTTCATTTCGATTCGCGCTGCGATTTAACCCCTGCGATAAAAGAGCCAGCTGTTGCAATGGTGCCGCCACTGGAACCACGCGGGCAAAGGAAAGCCCGCTCCCCGAAATTGGTAGTCGGAAGGGAGCGGGCTAACGGCATTGCTGCCGTGAACTTCAAAAGTGGGGCTCCGACTACCAATCGAGAACGCTGGAAATCTACCGAATCGCCCGAAATGGTCAATCGCAAATTTCTGCGGAATAACTTGCCAGCGTCTCGGTCCTTACGGGCAGTAGGCACGGCAGGCCGGTCAAGTTTTTTTCGCTGGATGACAGAAATTTAATTTACAGTTTTTCTCGCCATTTTGAGGCGGCGGGCGCAATTTGTTTTCGTCACTCAACGACACCAACCAAACGACACCATGACCAACACCGAATACCTCGCCAAAATGGACGACCTTGCCACCCAATTCCCGATGGCCGACATGATGGACCAATCGATCCGCCGCAAGATCGAGGCCGGCACCATCAAGGCGGGGGAACTGACGATGGCTCGCCACGCAATGCCGCTCTCTCTGGCCCGCACCAATCGCCCGCTGTTCATCGAGGGCAACAAGGCGATCACAGCCGTGTGGACCGAATGGACCGCCGCCTAATTCCAGCAACCACCAACCAAACGACACCATGAAGACCACGTTTTTCCTCTACGAGATCGGCTACGAATCCGGCACTCCAATGTATTCCGGTTTTTTCGACAGCCTGGCCGAAGCGAAAGCAGCCGGGGAAAACTATCGCGGCGGATACTTCATCCGTGAAGAAAGCTCGCTTGCGGGATTCGTCGCGGAACATCGCGCCTAACCTTTCCCGCCCCGCTCCCGCTTGCTTGTCGTTTAGCGACGGCGAGCGGCGGCGGGGAACCACTCTCAACACCATGAAGACCACCAAGACCATTACAATCGACGGCACCCGCTATACTGCCCAAAAGCTGATCGAGCTTGCGAAGCGCGGCGATCAGCTTGTCGGAGGAGATACCCGCATTAAAGTGCCAGGAGGGGAAATTGCAATCCGCGAATACTTGCCGGAGGAGGAGATCGGAGTCCTTAACTACGGGCTTGTTAAGCGCCCGAACAAAGGATTTGGCGATCTTGTCGTCATCCTCGCCTAACCTGTCCCGACCACTCCCATGAAAATAGCCGACCTACTCCACGCAGCCCGCCACGCCGACCGGCTCGGCCTGCAAGCCGCACGACGCTTCCACGTCGAGCAATACCTCACGATCCGCGCCACCCGCAAGCCATGAACGAATCAATCACATCACTCACCGACCTTGCCGCGCAGGCTAACGAGAATCACCAGCTTGCGGTTTCTACAGCCGGTAGCGCGCTAGAATTTGCCCGCTTATCGGGGGCCGCGCTAATCGAAGCGAAGGCGCTAGTTAAGCATGGCGAATGGCTGCCATGGCTTGAATCTAACTTTAGAGCATCCCGGTTTACTGCCGCAAATTACATGAAGCTGGTTGTAAATGTTGAGAGCGTTCAACATTTGGAACCTAAGTCCATTAACGAAGCTCTCCGCATGATCGCCGGGGAGGATGAGGACGAGGAGCCGAAAGCCGATCTTTTTGAACAGGAGGAAGAATTCTCGGAACCGCAGCACGGCGCGGTTGATGAAGACGATGAAGCGGAAGACGATGAAGAGACAGAAGAGGCTCGCGACGTAGCGGTTGAGGTGGTCGAGAGCGAAAGCACAGAAGCGATGTTTCCAGTATCGCAAACGAAACCGTCAACCGCCGCGATTAAGGCGGGAGAGGATGCGGAGAAAGACAGCGAAATTCTTTGGACTCTCAAGAAGAACTGGGGAAAAGCGACCAAAAAGGATCGCGCAACTTTTATCAACTGGATCAAAGCAAACGCATAAAACAAGATGACAACAAAAACAGAGACAATCACTCCCGCAATCGCAAAGCAGTGGCTTGCGCTTAATAACTGCAACCGGAACGTCAAACAAAGTTGGGTGGACCACCTTGCAAACGAAATGATTACCGGTCGTTTTGTTGAGAGCTTCCAAGGCATGGCGTTTTTTGAAGATGGGGAGATCGCCGACGGTCAACACCGACTTTTTGCGGTTGTTGATTCCGGCGTAACAATCAAGCTTCCGGTGACGCGTGGAGTTCCGCGCTCAATGATGGCGATTGTGGACCAAGGCGCAAAAAGATCCATTGCTGACTACCTTCATCTGCATCATGGCGTCGCTGACGCAAACCTAGTATCCGCGACGGCCCGCCAGATTGTGTCGCTCTGCTTTTCATACCAGTCATACACGCTGCCTGCGGAGGTTGTGATGATGGTTGTTGAAAGATTTGGTGATGAAATAGCCATGGCGGCAAGAGCGTCTAAGCAATGGAAACCAGCAAAAAAAGCATGGGTTATTGCCGCAATAGCATTTGCGGCAAAATCCCATCCGAAAGAGATCGAGGCTTTTGCCAATCAACTTGGGACCGGAGAAAACATCAAAAAAGGAGACCCTGCTTATTCCTTGCGGAAGTGGTTGGAATCAAACAGCGCAGCAGCACTTGGAAAGGCTTACAAAAGAGGGGCTTTTGAATCCGTATTTAACGTCCTATACGCGGCATCAAAGGGGACTCAAATATCTTGGATTAAGAAAGGAGTCCAAGGAGTTCAATACTTTCAAGCTAAAGAGAGGAAGTTTATTGAGCAAGTTCGCGCCGAGATTAAGCATTTAATTTAATTCCAATGATTACAATCACCAACCCGCCCGCGACCGAGAAAGACCCGCGAGTCATCAAGCGGACCACCGAGGCGAGCGATCCCTACGACGCCGAGATCGTGACCGTCCAAGGCGAGTTCGCCCGAGTCAACGTCAAGACCGGCGAGGACTGGGCGCTTATCCGCCTGCTTCGCCACGGGATCGACTACCACGCGCCTGCCAGCGGCAACGGACTGCTGGTTCACTCTCACCTCCTGATGCGATGAACACGCCGATTACTGATGCGCAAACCCAGCACGCCAGCGGGTGGGACCGC